GCCGTCGTCGTGGCCGAAGAGACACGGCCGCCGATCCTCTTACCTGCTTTCGCCGGGTCCGCGATCTCCACCACGCTCCCGGGCGGCGTCACCGTTCCATCCGCGCCGACAGTGAAGGAGACCGTCTGCGTCTCGTACCGGGAGGTCAGCAGCATCCATCGGCCGACGCGCTGGGCCTGTGTCCGGGATGTGCAGCCGAAGGCGATGGTCTCGGTTTCGACGATGCCATAGCGCGTGATCCCTTCATCGTCCAGCACCGGTTCGATCTTGGCGCGGCAGAAGTCCCCAGGGTCGTTCCACGACACCATCGCCACGGTATAGCGCGTCTTGCGCGGACTGCCCTGGTACGTGAACACCCCTTCCACCACGTTGGCGGCCGTGTACACGTAAGTCGGATCGTCTGGCATGTCCGCGACGGCCCTGATCGCGCCACCCGCCCAGTAGGAAATTCCGCGGAAGATGCTCGCCAGATCCTGCAGCACTTTCCACGCGTCCTGCTGCCGCTGCAGATAGAGGTTGCAGACGAATCGCGGCTCGTGCCCGCCGCTCCCGTTCGGGACAAGCTGATCGCAGTACTGGGCAATGCGGTAGAGGGCCCACTTGTCCACCTGGGACTCTGGGACAAGGTGCCCAAGACCGTACCGAGGATGCGTCACCAGATCGAAGTAGACCCAAGCCGGGTTGTCGGTCCATTCCGGTTTGAACGTTCCATCCCAGATGCCGTCATAGGTGCGTGTCTCCGGGTCATAGTTCGACGGCACGCGAACGATCCGCAGCTTCACGTCGTAGGCCCGAGACGGGATGTTCCGGAACTGCTCAGCGTCAACGACGACAGCTGACACCGCGCTGTTCGGATAGCGCAGCTTCGCGTCCACGACCTCCGTGATGGACTCCACGAAGGTCTGATCCACCAGATAGCCGGTGGCCGAATTCGGCGTCAGCCGACGGACGCGAACCATCCAACCAGACGACGCTGCGGGCAGATCGATTCGATGCGAACGCTCGTACTTCGTGGTCGTCTTTCCCGTGAACGCGCTGGTGATCACCGCGGCGTAAGCGCCGCCGTCAGTCGCAAGGTCGATCGCGTAGCCCACCGACGTTCCCTTCACGTCGCCGGTCGCTGTATCCGTCCGACTCAGCGCGGGCACCGAAAGACGGACGCGCACTGCGTCAAGCGCAGTGTTCGTGATGGAGCGCGTCCACGCGGCTCCGAACAGCAGCTCAACGCCCACACCCAACTCACTTTCGATGCTCGGGAAGCCCTTGATGTACTCCTGATCCTGCGTCCCGACGCGGGTGTCTATCTGGATGTTCTTGAAGTTCAAGCTGCCGTCGGCGTTGGCGACAGGCGTCTCGTCCAGAAACACCGAACGCAGCCCATCCGCAAGGCCTACGATCGGGCCTTCGGACAGCAGGTCCATCACGCGCGCATAAGCAATGCTGCGCAGGCTGTCCGGAGCTTCGATAGGCGCGCGGCTGGAACTGCTGCCGCTCTTGGCGCCCTTGATCTTCGGTGCTGCGCTCATGCTTCCATCTCGCTATGCCACGGCGGCGAACCACCACCTCCGCCACCACCCGAGCCGCCACCACCACCGCTAGATGCGGTGAACGTCGGCACGTACACGTCCTCAGCGAGGATCCCTGCGGACACCACCGCACTACCGATGATCATCCGGCCGTATCCGACCGGCACAGGGTTGCCCTGCGCCTGGGTGTTGATCGGCCCATTGAATGCGTAGCTGGGCTGATTGTCCGGGCGATCTTGCGAACTTCGCCCCTTCGGCTGCGGGGCAAGCATCTGCACCACACCACCGATGATCATGCCGATGCCCGCCTGGATGAATGGTGTGCCCCATCCTCCGTAGAAGTTGCCGATCACACCCACAACCACCAGAACGATGCCGACGATGATCTGGAACACGCCGTTCTTCTTGCTGCCTGCCAGCACCGGCGCGATGCGAATGTCACCATCGGCCGGGAACTTCAGTTCGTCCTCGCCGATGTTCCGCCGGCCGATGAAAACGGCGAACGCCATTCCGCGGTCTTTCGCGTGCATCAGGAACCGCTCGAAGCCTGGCAACTGCGAGCACAGCGCGCGCACGGCCTCCGCTGGCGTGCTTACAGCCATCGTGAATGTGCGCCCATACAGCGCGCCCAGCTTCCCGTAAAGCCGGATCGTTCGGAGTCCCTGATTCACTTTGCCTCCCTGTGCCGCACGATCATCCGCGTGACCTCTTGCCAGTAGCCGCCGTAAACGTCCCGACTGGAAAGGCGGCCATACAGGTGATGCAGCATCAGTCCGTCGCCCAAGTAGACCGCGGCGTGATTGACGACCTTCGCGCGGACCTGCATCAGGATGATGTCGCCGCGGCGGGGCGCGCCCACGAACGGTGAGCAGCCGGCTGCCGAGAAGTTCTGCATGTACAGGTCGCCGCCGCGCTCCCACCACAAATCCCGACGTTCAAAGTCGGGCAGTTCGATCTCCATCTCGCGCTCGAACCAGTCGCGTACCAGCGAGTAGCAATCCAGAACACCATGCGCGAAGGGCCGGCCCACCAGCGGCGCCTGATAGCCGGTCGGCTCGATCGTGGCTATCTCTCCCGCTTCCGGCGCATCTCCGCAGTCCGACAGGACCGACACGATGTGCCAGGGTAGGCCGGACGACTCGCACGCCACCCTGTCTGCCTCGCTGGCCTTCGCAGAGGCATTCGGATGAGAGTGGACCACCGCGATGATCTCGCCCAGATCTTCCGCCTTCGCCCAATCCTGTGGGCATAGCACGAAGTGCTCGGATGGCGTCTCCGCTTCGTTCCTGCAAGGCAGGTAGCGTTCCCGGCCCTTCACGATGGCCACCAGCCCGCAACTCTCGCGCGGGAATTCCGCAAGCGCATGCTCGCGGACCTCGGCTTCGGTTTCCGGTCGCATGTCAGTACCTCACCATGCCGGCCGCGGGGAACCCGCCGAAGCTCAGCGCGCCGTCCTCGCCGAACCGTAGCTTGCAATCCCGGATCATTCCGCCGCACCGGTCCCTTGCGGGGTCGCTGGTGGGAGTTCCGTCCGCTTCGGCGACAGGCGGCCCCACGTAGCTGCAGTAAGGGCCACGGTAGCCACCGATGGAGAGCCAAAGACAGCGCCCGGCGATGATCTGCCGCCGAGGAAGCTGCACGCCGTTGAAATCCAGCGCACTGGACAACTCGAACTCGACCGCTTGCTTCGTCTCGTTGCTCTTGCGTTCGATGAACCACACCTCTGGCGGGAACTCCTGGTCAGGGTCGGCTTCGACGTTGCCGCCCGGGAAGTTGGCCGCGTCGAGATAGCGCGCGAACGTCCGCTGCCGGGTCACCTTCGTGCCAACCAGATCATCGAACATCACGCACAACGCGCTGATCGCGCCGTTGACGTTGCCGACCAGCAGCTTCGGCATCGGCTGCTGGTCGCCTGTGAGCGCGAAGCCTTCCGCCTTGATCGGCCAGGGGCTGAACTCGTCGCCTTGCCACCTGATCGCACCGGCTTCGTCGTGCCCGTGGAACCTGACCACGCCACCGCCAATATCGCTGGCATCCAGCGTGAACAACTCGACGATCGCGCCCGGCGCCAGCTTCTGGACGTCTGCTTCCACGGTCATGGCGAGTGCCACCCTTCGAACGTGGTCAAAAGCGACCACACATCGCCGCCGAGGTCGCGGAGGGAATACCCATCGGCAAGGAACAGGGACACGGACTCACGCAGCTGCGGCTTCCACTCGAAGGGATCAGTAACGTGACCTTCCAGGAACGCCGCGATTGCCGATATCTCTGCCGCGGTCCCGGTGAATGTCAGCGGCCACGACATCCGCGTCGGATTGAGGCCGTCCACCGTCACCTGCGAGTACCCGTCGCCGAACTGCACCTTCCTCTGGCGAAACGGCACCTGGCCGGTTGTCTCATTGAAGGGGCGCCACGTGAACAGATCAGCCATATGCGCCCACCTTCTGCTTCCACAGCAGACCGCCCTGCCTCGACTCGCGAGCCATAACCTCCGTCACCTTGGCCTCGATCATCTTGGCGAGCAGCCTTCCGGTCTGTTCGTTGTCGGCTTGCGTGTTGGTCTCCACGCTGCCGTCGGCATTGACGTTCACGATGGTGGTCACGTTGGTGGTCCCGCGACCACCGGTGGAATGCACGCCGAGGCGGCCATCCGGCAACCGCTTCAGCGGCATGATCGCCTCGCTGCCGGCTTCTCCCATCAGGCCCATGTTCGGCACGCCGCCATTGGCGAAGGCGAACATGGTCGGCTTGTCGACCACCTGTCCGGAGTAGGCCGACAGGCTCGGCGATCCGCTGAAGGCGCCTCCCTTGGCGAAGCCCTTGGCACTGCTGCCAGTCTTGGTGTTGACGCCCGTCTTCGTGCCTGCGTTCGTGCCGCCGAATCCGCCGAACAGGCCAATCAACATATCGACAAAACCGGCGACGGCCTTCGCCATCATGATGCGAGAAATCTCCGTTAGGATGCTTGTCGCGAGATCCTTGAACGACGCCTTACCTGTCGTTGCGAACTTCACCATCAGATCTGTCAGCCCGTTAAGGCTGTTGCTCCATACGCTATACCACTGCGCGGCGGAATCATTCGCCTTGAACACGAAGTCTGCAATAGCCGAGGTCGCGCCGTTGCGCCAGTCGCCCATCAGAGCGGCGCGCTGCCGCTGGTACTCCTCTTCTTCCCGAAGTTGCTGATCGCGATGCAACTGCGCGTTGCTGGCCATGCGATCCCACGCGCTCTGATCATCAGCAACTGATCGATCCCCGAGCCGCTTCAGTTCAGCCGTGTATTCCCGATCGATATCCAGCCGGCGCTGCATCTGCTGGACCGCATCGTCGCCGAGACCGTAGCGCGCCAGGTCGAGTTCGTTCGCGCTGCGGCGATTCGCCCCTTGCTGCGCCAGGATTGCGTTCTGCCGTGCCAGAGACTCCTTCGCCTTGGCCTCACGCGTGAACTGCTCAACGGCTTCGCCGCTGACCCTGACTTCACCCAGTAGCGCTTCGACGCGAGCCTTGTCCGCGGCGCTGACTTTGCCGGTGATGCGCTCAAGTTCCTCGCGCACCTGCACGATCAGCCGCTCGCTGGTGGACAGCTTCTCCCCGGTCTTGATCTGCTCTTCGTTGAGCGCGTTCTGCTGCTGCAGACGCCGAATCAGCGATTCAGCCGGGTTGACCTTCGACCCGCTGGATGCCTTCTTCTCGGATTCCGCGAAGCGCGCACGTGCCTGTGCGATCTGCGCCTGAATCTCGGCCTCCGACTTGCTGGACTTCTCACCCGCCTTGCGGATGTCGGCGATCTCGCGTTCCAGCTTCTCCCGCTTCGACAGGTTGGACGTGACCAAGCGGCCCCACTCTTCCTCTGCCTTCTTCCGTTCGTCGCGCTCCTTCTGCGCCTGCCTGCTGTCTACCGCATTCGATGCGGGGGCGCGCGTCGCCGTAGGTGTTGCAAGCGCTACATTCAGGCCGAGCGGACCACCGGGCATTCCTGAGCGGAAGAACGACATCAGGCGGCCGAATGTGTCGAGTCCTTGCTTTGCCTCGCGGTCCGCCTCCTGCAAACCTGTGACGACGCCGTCCCATGCCTCCAGAGCGCTGTTCTTCAGCCCGCGCCACGCGCCAGAGATCAGGCCAATGTTCTCTACGATCTCAGGCGTCCTATCCGCGATCTGGCCAGCATGGATGCGGAATGCTTCCGTGACGGCATCTTGTTCGCGGCCTTGCTCCTTCAGGGACTCTATGTTCTCCAGCTGCGCGCTGGTGAGGAAGTGGTACTTGTCATTCAGGTCGAGAATGGCTTTGACCGGGTCACGCCGAAGCTGCTCGAACTCTGCGACGGTCTCTTCGATGGCCTTGCCCGTGGCGTCCTGCATCTGCAGGGCAGCTGTCGCGACAAGCTCGATCTGCTCCGCCGTGTACTTCCCGGAGCCGGCCAGGCTCGCCAGCACCGCGGAGGCCTCGGACTGCGTCGTGCCGGAAAGACCGTCCAGCTTCCTCGCCAGAGACAGAAGCTCGTCGGCGGACGTATTGGCATAGTTGCCTGTCAAGATCAGCTGCTGATCGAACTGCCGCAGCTGCTCGCGGCCCTGCTCAAGCGCTGCCACTACCCCGATGATCGCGCCAGCAGTGAGCGTCGCCGGGTTGACAAGGCCGAACAGCGCTCCGCCCAGCGCGCGGG